AGACGTGAAGGACTTTTTTATTAGGATACACTACTATTTCCGTAATAGCACATCCTTTTACCCCTGACCATAACTGCATATTACCACTCATTACACCGTCAACGACATCAATAAAACTATGTGTGTCACCGCCTTTGTCTAATGCAGACTGAATCCACTCTCTACAACGTATTAAATCTTCTTTAATATTCATGGGTCTAGTTTAACTTTAACCCAAGCACCGTTCTTAGAAACTATTGGGCATTGATTGACGGCATCCCACATTAGGATTCCGTCTTCTGATGCTGAGTCACCGCTCTGTTTAAAACGCAACGCATCTCTAGTACGAACTAGGAATGCGTTTAACTTCTCACCCCAACTATTCCAATTAGGACCTAGTGGGGGTGGTGGAATAGGCGCACTCATCTAGTTCCACCTGCTTTAGCATCTATTCTCATGATGCCTGAACGCCAATTATGGTATCCGTTACCTTCAATCTTTATCCTTACTTGCCTACCTGTGAATCTGACATCTGTTGGATTGGTCAATGTATAAGGTCCGTGTGTAGTCTCTGCATCATTAGGATACAGTCTAGTCTTGAAAGAAACCTTTACCTCACCTTGAACCTTCTCATCAGGAATAAGGCTTGTTACTCTCATAACAGTATCACCATTTCCAAGACTAATAGGACCTGATTCAGCATAAGGTACTGCTGTTCCATGATTAATGCCTGTCTCTTGATTGATTAGATTTCCACTAGCATCACTCCAAATAGGATTATCGAATACACCTCTATCAATACAAGCAGTTCTTCCAAGGCTTCCTATTGCCCAATGCGCTTCTTTGTAGTCTAATAATACATAACTGTCATTTTCTTTAGATGAACCCGATGGATAAAACCACCAAATCTCACCAAACTGAGAGTTATGTACTGCGTAAACTTTGCTAATTTGGTTTCTATTGATGTTATCAAACACATAGTCTAATACATCACATTTAATCTCGGTAGCCACTGAACCATCAAACGTATAGAACGCCTTGTGACCCATCCAAAAAGCACCCTCATCTACTGCAACAGCAGACTTACGAGAAGCAACACCACAAGCAGTACCAACACGCTCAAAACCATAAACGAAAGGTGGTCCTTGATAGGTTGCTATATGGGCATCTTGGTCTGTAAGGATAAGACTTCTACCTCTCATTCTAACACCACATATAATCTGACCTTGGGTTTGTAATTCAAAGTCACCTGCCTCGTTTGTTGCGGATGCTGTCCATACAGTGTTGTCTTCTCTGTCTGACCACTGAATCTTACGAGGGTTTCCACCTGATGCTAGTGCGAATACAAATCTTTCTTCTGTTACTAACATTGATTTGTTGTTTACAGGTGCGTTAGTTAGTGCCGTTGGTAAAGTAGAGGTGCTTAACGTCCACTCGTATATCTTGCCATCATCTACTGAACAACCTAATAAATTCTGACCCCATGTATCTAATGACCATGTTGTAGCCTCTTGATAAACACCTGTTGATGTTCTTGCCGTGCCATAGTTACCTGTACCCCAATAACTACCACCATAAGCAGTATTAACTGTCGCGTCCACACTTCCTGATGTTAAACCTACAGGAGTTATGTCAGACACAGTGTTTGATACATTTACATAATATAGTTTATTGTATGTTCCTGCTACCAAGTTAGTACCTGAAGTATTGTCAACCCATGACAACATTGCTCTTGGTGCTGATGCAAACGCTGAAGCCTTCTTAGTTACCCATCCGCCCACAGGACGCATTGAGCCATCGTGCCAACGAACAAGATTAGACTCTCTCCATCTATTAGATGATTCAAAGTCAGTTCCGTTTCTATGTACACCAGGGGGTAATTGTAATGGTATTAATGACATTATTTATCCTATGCTGCTATTAAGGTCCACACTTCTGAACCTTCTGAAATTATTTCCCATTGCTCGATTGCTTCTGAGCTGACTGATGATGTTGATGTTATTGCCACTACAACATCTCTAACTCTCAAACCTAACACTGTCGATGTTGCTGTCGATGTTGTCGTACCTGACGCTAAGTAAACTGCTTCAGCAGTAATGGTCACTGATGCAACAGGAGATATAGTAATGGTTGGCTGTTGTATCCTCTCAGGAGAAACAACCGTTGTTGAACTAACACTGACTGTAGCACTACTACTCTGTACTCTGTTACAAGTGGCAGAAGTAGATGATATACCTGCTACAATTAATGAGTTTTCACGCTTACGAACATAGACAATACCGACAGACGAAGCACCTGCTGATATTGCATCTGACTCCCTAACCCTTGTTGAATCAGAAGAAAAAGAACTGTTAGCCGTAAATTGAATACTTACATCAACATACTTAATCTGTTCACCACTACAGGTTACAGAACTTGTAGCCGTTATTGGTGCTAAACCGTCTTCTAAATCGGCTGTGGAATACTTCGCTCTATTGTATTTCCACTGATTGTATAACATTAGTTAAGCGTTATATCTAAGTCACCTGTAGGAATACGGAACACATCGCCTGAATCAATAGTCTTTGCTGACGATAGAGTGGCGTAAGCCATTAGGTTACCTGATGTTGAGGCATCGAATACACCAACGTGAGTAACTGAACCCCAAGTACCTGTTGCTGTAGGAAATTCTACTGCTGCAGAGTTGCTTGTTGTGTCGCCTGAAGTTGAGAATGCTACAGTTTGACGAGCGTAACCACTACCCGATAATTCCGTACCACCACCTGCTTCGCCTGGTGCTGCTGTGTATAAAGCCACATAAATTGTTGATGGGGCAGTGTAAGTATTTCTGTTTCTAAAAAGTTTGAAAATGACATTGTTTTCTCCTATTGAGACTAACCTAAGCCTCTTATTTTTAATTTTAATCCTGAGCCGCTAAACCTAGCGTTTTCAGACGATTGATTTAATTGCGTTACTGATGCAGAATACATCTGCGCCCACACAGCAATCCTCTCATCTTCCCCTAGATACGGTGCTGAATGTAGTAACGCTCCGTAGAGGTAAACATCAGGTGCTTCTAGTAAAAGCCAATTATTAGCATTACTACTACTTAGTGCTGTTGGTTTAGCATAGTAGAGTAACTCTAATTTAGTGTCTGCCGATGGTGTTGGGTATAGTTGTATCTGACCATCTGCGTGTGTGTAATGTGTTGGCGTTCCTGAAGCGTCTTCGTTAGACGCTCTCTTGTCTGCCATAGAAGCCCTTGACATTAAATCAAGAGGACTTGTTCCATTAGCAGTTAAGTGTAGTCTAATTGTCTCTAACCAATCGCTCGGTGTCTTCATGTATTCATCGTTCTTACTTATAGAACCGCTTGAACGTGTCTCCATGTTCAAATGACGAATGTCTCTGTTAATCTGTGCTTCTGCTAATGCAATGAAGTTCTCAATAGCCGAAGTTAGGTCATCCCTGTTAAGAAAGTCTGCTACTGCTGTCTTTAGCGTAGTGAACGTATTTATAGCCATGATTTATTATATCCCTATTATTTGAACTTTTGATACTTATTTTTATAGGCAGACTTCATGCCTTTTTTGATTATTGCATCAGTGAAATGCTTTAGCGCTTCCTTGCCACCCTCGTGCTTAGTCATTGCTTTAATCATCTTGTACATATTCTTATCTGATAACTTGTCAGTAGCCGACAATCCCATGTCTTTTGCTACGTCTTTAATGTATGACTTTGTATCGTTTTCAGTTGGTGGAGCATAGGCATTGATAATCTTAGTTATTGTGTCTAAGCCTCGCTTACGTTTGTTAGTTAAGTCTCTAGTTAATGCTCTGATTCCGTTCTCAGGGTTATCAAACTCCACAAAATCACCGTTCTTTCCTATCATGCCATCCCACTTAATATTAGTGGCTTTAATGTTTCCAGGGTTGTTGTTGGTTACACTTAATACAGTCTTAGATGTTTTGATGTTGCTTAACACGCTAGTCATAGGCTTCTCAGGCTTTGTTGCTAGTGGTGGTAGTAGTTCTTCTTCTGATTGTGTTTCTTCTTCACCACCTATAACACCGCCTGTTGGGATGGCAAACTTAGCGTATCTCTCAGAACCTGTTTGTTTGATTTTATCCAAATCGTAAACACCGTAAGCATCACCATACCCTTCATAAGCATTATCATAAACTATGCTATCATATCCTCTGTCTTCCAAGAAATTATCAATCCACTCAGTCTCTTCGACCAAATCCAAGTTATCTACATCTTTTAACTGTATGTCTACTTGCTTACCGTCTTTTGTTATCTTTGAACTTAATGTGCCATCTTTGTATGCTATTTTATCTGCTTGAGTAAATCCTTTAGGAAGTTCGCCTCTCTGTAGAACATTGGTAGTAATACCCTTAGCACTCCAAGTTCCATACTCAGGGTCTTCTATCTCATGAACCCGTAATGGGTTTTCCAAGTCTAAATCGTTTTTAATAATCTTATGACCTTTCGGTGAGTCCACAGGGTTTACAGCCAACTCTCTCCAACGCTGTTTTGTGTTAGGATTAATTTGCTCTTCTATATCAATGGCTTTTAGTCGTTCAACTGCTGATTCTCTCTTTGAACCAAAGTGCCAACCTGGGTCTGTATTGTTCTTGCCAAATCCGTAGTCAACGTATTCTTCTTTAGTTCCATGCCATCCCTCGATAGGTTTCTGACCTAATACACCATCATCAACTTT